CGGGGGCTCACATGCTGTATAATTGCTCTATGGACGCGATGCCTTGGGTGCCTGCGTGGCACCCTCAGCTTTTGCGAGAGCAACAGCACGGTCAAAGTCGGAACTAGTCAAAGAACTTTGTCTGGGAGCTGTAGAGGGTTTATATTGCTCGAGAACTCGAGCGGGGCCTGTGAAAGAAATGCTTTTATGGCAAGCAACAGCCATGTCCTTTGCAGGAGGAGTGTATAGTAATGGGGGGGGTGCGCAAGGGCATCCATACGTACCATCATCTCCAACAGAAAGGAATATTTCAGCGTCGACAGTGGCGCCTGATGCAGTCACATCGATAAACTGGGTTTCCCCAAATATATCGCTGAGCGTAACAAGAGGATCCACTACGGGCATCATGAGATACGGAGTGTAGTAGGGCAGTTGGAACTCCGTGATTAAATTGTGCTGTGACAATGTAATATTACAACCTTGGTCTGCGAACGTCGTGTAGGTATCAGGATCGAGCGCATTTGAGTTGAAATTCACTGTCAACAATGGGGCGTTTGGGTTGGAAAGTTTGTTGAGGACAATCTTAACACGAACTGAGCCTCTTTGGAACAAGAAAGACTTGCGCACTCTGTTCCATCTGGTCACCGTATTATTGGGAATATACGGCTGGATGGTAACAATTTGGGTGCCAGTATTTTCTTTAAAGAAGCTGTAACGTTTCATAAGAGTTGGCCAAGAAGTGACAATCTCACCCATGGTGGCTCCGGCATTTATCTTACCGGTAGCGGGGACCAATGGCGCAAAGGGCTTACGGAAAGCAGCACGTAAATCAGTGGAATTGGTCAACTCGTCCATCTGCATTTCGAAATGTTTGTCTTTCGAAGGCGTAGAACTAGTAGGCGCTGACGCAGAGAGTGGTATGAGTTCATGCAGCTTGGGCTTGGGACGTGGATTAGCGAGGTTAGTTCCATCGCTATAATTATTCCATAAATAGGTCGGTTGGGCAACCTGAAAGTCTTCGGCCCCAGACATGAACACTGCACCCCATATGACAGTGCCACCTGATAGTACGTTATTACTTACTACAGGATTTTGAAGAGTGACAACCATTTGTCCATTGAAACCAGGCCAGGTAACAACAGGCAAGTTGGTGGCTGTGTTGGGGTCAAGCACTTTTTGCCACTCACGGTCACTAAGAAAAGGCATAGTGACCTCCCGAGCAGTGTCTCCTGCGACAGAGAACACCTGATTGATGACGTCACCGTCTGTATTAGAGACAGCAGCGCCAGCGGCGGTTGGGTCAGGAAGGTATGCGACTCGAAGTCTGCAACCAACCATCTTTGTGGCACTAAAAATAATCTTGTACTTAATGCCACCACACCACCATTCGAAGAAAGAGGACAAGTGACCAAGAGGGGTCATTGCGTACACGACATTGGGGCCGGATACGAGTCCTTTACAAAAGGTGGGCGTTATAGGTATCTGGACAAGAGCAGTACCCACAGCAGTAGAGTCTGAGAAATTGAATACAGAAACAAGACCTGGAAGGAGCTTGTAATTCTCAAACATATTGTAATCAGCGGGATCACAATATATAGAAACGTCTGTGGAAACTGCATTTTCAGGGTCCATCGATAGCATTTCGCAACCGTCTAAGCCTAAGCCGTTAGCCATAGTGGTCATAGAACGTGGGGTCATTCTACTAATTGGTTGAACGGTGGTTGGCTTTGACAGGAACGAGCTAGCTAATACACTAGCCAACTGACCGCCGACACCCGAAGCGAGTGAAGAGACAGTGGAACCGAGTCCACCAGTGAAACCTTTGAGAAGGCCACCAGCAGATCCGACGAAACTGTAACCTAACTGCTTAATGGGATCGGTGAAATTACTAATCAGGTCGTCGCCAATAGAGTTCTTCTCGCTTTTCTGGCGAGCTTCCTTTGCCTGCATACGGTAGAGAGGTGTGACAACACTTCTTAAACCAGGACCTGCAAGCTTGGGACGCTTCCATCCAGCGTAGAAAGTAACGTCCAATGAGTTAGACACTGTTGTGTTTTGCAGTTGGAGTGGATGAAGGATCCACACACAGATGTAGCCCATACATCCTTGAGCAGCAGAACTAGAGGTCTCATCGTCCTTCATATTCCAAAAACGAAGAGGACCGACAAACGGTATGTCAAATTCAACAACACCGTTGGTCTGGGCACTGACCAAATGTGATTCATTACAAGACGCGCTGTACATATTAACCATGGGATTAAATATGGCAGGACTATTATTGCTGTAACGTTTAAGAACCGTGACTAATAGCTTTCCAGAATGGTTAATGGTGCCGTTGAGGCGCACACCAAAAACTGTACCAGATTGCATATACTGGAAACGGTTCATTTTCTCGACATTACTTGGGATGGCTGTGAGGGCAGCAGGGAAAGTAATGGTAGCGAGCAGCGTTCCAGAAGTACCGGTGTTGGGCCATGCGGTTTGTTGAATCGGGAACGCTCTTTCTAGGAACGTGGAGAGACCTTGGTCAGGGTAGGGGTCTACTCCTTCGGCGGGTGACATAATAATGCGTGGAGCTTCAGCTTGAGCATTGCTTACACCTGCTTCATCAATGAAAGTGGTGGTGACTTGGTTAGTCTCAACACCTCCAGTGAGTTCAGCAGATGAGGCAGCAATCGTATTAGGCTCCATCTGTTCAACCAAAATAAATGGTTTTGGATCTAGGTTAGCAGATGGTAGATAACGAGCTGATATTTCAGCGATATTTGTCCTGTAGTAGTCAGCATAGATATCCCGGTAGGTAACGGTAACTATGTTGAACCCGGCAGCCTTGAGGCATTCATTTACTTTATTCTTGTTAGTGTTAAAGTATTCTTTGCCCCAGAAAAATGACTCGCGAACGGCTGAATCGCAAGCTAGCACAAGTGTGGAAGGTTTAGTAGGGTCGTAATAATTAGGAATTCTCTCGATAACCTTCTTATCAAGTGCACCGAAGACAAAGGGTCGACGGATATGGAAGTGTCTTTTAAGGAAAGTAACTTCGTGTATATTATAGTATTCTGGCATATCTTTACTCTTAGTAGGGCTAGAGTATCCTATGCCAAATTTGGCGAGGTAGTCGCGGAAAGTGTGGTTTGTTACGCCGCTTGATCTCCACGTTCCACCAATATGGTCATCACCAAAGTCTGTAAATGCACGAATTGACTTGACAAAGACATCAGTTCGAGGGAGTTCTTTGTTGTAGTAAGAGTGGGCAGCAAGCCACAGACCTGCAAGAGCAATGCAGTTGTCCATGGTTGTATCAAACTTACCACTAACATTAGACGTTTGAGTATATAGAACGTTGGCAGCAATATGAGGCACATCGATCGACGTTTGTTCAAGGAGGTTCATGAGCATAAGAAGATCAGTGTCAGAAATGGAGCCATCGTACCATGCGGTTTTGACATAGGCAATACCACGCTGGATTGGAGCTTGTAGACTTGCATCGCAAGAATCAACATCACCAGCGATAATTGTGTCTTCACCGAACAGTGTAGCTTTAGTGCATATACGAGCAAAGCCGACGGGATCAGCGGAAGTTATACCAAGGGCGGTAAAACAATCCATCGAGGTCTCCCAGCGGCATAAGTTCTCGAAGAAAGCACCTAGGCGTTGGCGGGTTATAACAGTGAGTTCAACGGGCATAGTACTCATAAGTCTAGTACGGCCAATTACTTCCTCACCAGGTTGTAGGTATGTGTAATTTTCATACCCTTCATACGGTTTCCTATCTCGACGGGTGACGTCGTAAAGCTTTATCACTTTATCAATAGGAAGTTCCTCATCTTTGAGATTATCGCAGGCGAGGTAACGAAGGGGTTGAGATTTACGCAATCTCTCTTCATGTTCTTGGATACGGGCCAGACAATAAGGTGTCGGCTGGTATTCTGCGGGATCCGCATTTGTCAGAGTGAAGAGACAATGTTTACCTTTCAACTTGTGAGGAGTAATGTTGTGGGGGTAGCCAGGGGATGTATCCATATCCATGTGGTTCAAATGGAGGTATCCTTGTTTAGTGTTAATAGCTTCATGCAGAGTCAAAACAGTGGGTTTGACTAGCTTAGGTATATAACTAGCAAGGAATTCGAACGCAGCAGCGATATGTTCATCCCAATACGTATTTTCAGGGCGAGTGACTTTACGTGAAAGAGCTACCTGGAGTGGTGATACGCCATCTTTAGGACGCATCAGAGAGGGGAGAGTGTCTATGGGCGTTAGACAACCGGCGATGGGGGACAAGCAACGAGAGTTCTTGCCAGCCATATGGACGGCCATCTTAGGCTCGACGGTACCAACAAATATGGCAACGCCTGACGTTTTAAGACAAGTTACGTCAAAGGAGGGGAGAGGCTCCATCTGTTCTACCAGATCAGGGAAGGCGGCACGGATGCTTTCTTGGGTCACTACGGACACGCATGCATGGGTACCACCAGCGATATGGATTCCAAAGATCTTGCGAGGGATCTTATGGTAAAGAACATAAGGAGAACCACATTCACCGGTGGAGGTATGGAGAGAAGGTATAGTAATGGTATTTTGGTTATTACCAATACGGGTACCAGCACGGGCAGAGAATGTGATAGGAGAAAGAGAGGAAGATGGGCAGGTCGCGGAACGAGTTTCCACGTGGCCTTCTCTATTCTTGACGACAATAGCGACAGTATTAGAGTCAAGATAGGGAAGATCTGCATCTTTAAGGAAATGATGAGTGATACGAGGCTTAGCAGACATATATTTGGCGGGAATGTCCAAAAATACATGATCGTCTACTGGAGACTTCGAACCCTTGCATTCCTTGATAGGGATAATGACAGGAGTTTCCTTGTCAAACTGAATTGAGACTTCAACTTTGGTGAAATCATCATCAACAGAGCCCAGAACATGTCTGGGGATAAGTACAGCGTGGTTACCGAGGGCAATGCCTTTGGTAGAACCATACGGACCTTGTATGATGAATGAATTCTTGGCGATTTTGTTGATAATGTCAAGAGCAGTTTGATCAGGTGTAACAGCCTGTTCAGTAGGAGAAAATAGAGGGAGATAGGTGTGAGAGGGAGTAGCGACACGAGCAGGATCTTTGTGTATAAGATGCTGCGGTGAGCTCTCTTCCTTAACAGTCTTATCGGGCATAAAGTAGGTATAAAGGAGAGTGAACCCCTTGAGGGCAGCAATTGCGGTTAAGAAACCGACAGCTACTTGTAGACCTACCTTAATACCGTCAGTGACAGCATAGGTAAGGAAAGAGGCAGCACTCTTGAGCGCTTCCCAGATGGTGGATACCATCTTCTTGAATCGATCCCATACACACCAACCTTTCTGGCTTCCTTGTATTGTTAGCGGGGGAGCACCGGCGGCGGCGAGAGTTTTGAGCAGTTTTTGATCTGCTTCAGAAAGGTTTGTGGGGGGAGGATTCGTCTTAAAGGTTCTGTAACCTAAGCGAGTTGTTAGATAAGCAAGCATTTGGGGGTCCATCTTCTGGACCATTTCGTCTGCTGCGTCATCTACCTGTTTACGACCTTCTGGAGTATTAACATCAGGAGTATCTTCACCCTGTTCTTCGAGCTTTGTATGATCGAGAACAGTTGAAGAGACTGATGCTATTGTTTCAGAAGGTGTAGAAGGTTTAAGGGGAGGACGTTTATAATTGTTGTTATTAACATTCGGTGTTGTGGTGGGCTTTGAAGCCTTATATGCATCGATTATGCCTTTAACTTCATCTTCAGCGTCCATTTCGGCGATACGGGCCTTGAGATTTCCATCTTTCATCTCAAGCTCGCGATATCTACCAAGACACAAGAGCAGGAATTTAGCGTAGCTCATAGCCTGTCCAACGGGAACTTCAGTAATAGGATCATATAGTTGAATACTATAGATTCCACAAGAAATATCGCTGGATTTGAGCGTTCTACGTTTACTTCCTTCTTGGATCACGTCACTACGCGAAGTGACATAAGCGAGGAGATCACGCCTGGATTGGAAAGCTACGGAGCTTTCAAGCAGAGGCGCGGAACCAGTTTTCGATTGTTTACGAGTGGTTCCTTCTTGGTCTTCTTCTTCCGTTTGAGCACCTGGCAACTCGATCTCGTTAGAGGTCAAGAAGAGGATACGGGAGTCGAAGAACGTTTCACCTTTACCAGAAAAAGCCATGGGCATTGGGCACGTGGCATCATTGGCAAGGCGAATTACTTGGAGAAGTACTTTAGAGCGGGCATCATGATCAGGGTTTTGCATGAAATCATCCATGATTGTCATGAACTGATGATGATAGCCTTCAGTAAACTTCTCATCCATGGGCCAGGCGAACTCATCGTCTGGCTCATATTCCATGTCATTCGCGCGCATTATATCTCGGGTTAGGAGAGATGCGAGCACAGTCTTTCCAGAATTGGAAGGACCAGAGAGCTGAATGACAAGAGGCTTGATTCTACCATGTGCGGTCTTTTCGATATGTTGAACTTCAGTGTGGAGTTCATTTATCTTACGACGAGCGTCGTTAAACACATTCACAGTAGAAGCAACCATACCAACTTCAGCGATTCGGATGGCTATTCGGTCACCTTTGTGGGCGAGCCGATGTATCATCCAACGAGCAAACGTTGAGTTGATATCAGGTTTATCCTGAATAAGAGTATAGGTAGTAGAGAGATAGGAGATGATAGATTTATAGAGATCCATCTGATCGTGTGGGATATAGGGATGGCCCATAAACCACTCGTAGAAGGAGAAGAAACCGAGAGAGAGAGCGTGAAGCACAAAGGAAAATCCTTTGTAGCCATAGTCGAAGAAACGAACATAGGCACGAATGAGAGACATTCGCTTCACGATATTAGCGGATTCGTGAGGAGTGTGGGAGTGGAAGAAAGATTGGAAAATATACATGATAGAATCAAGTATAGTTTCAGATTCTACGTCATCGTTGGCCTGTTGATACAGACCTGTGCGTGTAGCTAGACTCACTAGTCCAGATACAGCACTCGTAACAATACCATTGGCTAAAGCCCATGCAGAGAGCATGGCTAAACGCGCAAGGGTATCTGTTGAACGATAAACGGCAATGAGAGTAAGAATAAGAGAGGAAAGAACCTCAGCTATTCTCACAACATTGAGTTTCACAAAACCAAATGCCTTTGTTAAGGCAGATGTTAAGTGATCTTTAAGGGATACAAGCGCACCAGCGGCAGTGTGCATGTCATCCTTCATAGAAGTAACGGAAGCAGTGTTTTTATCTGCTGCTTCCTCGAACTTCTTAGACATAGCGTCGAGCTTAGCTTGAGTATCAGAGTTTGCTTTGTTAAGCAAAGTCTGAGTGTCAGCATTAGCTTTAGAAACTTCTGTCGCGATATTGTGAGTACCGAGAAGAGAGGAGAGATAAGAAGGGGGTTTGGATTTTGGAGATCCAGTAGGGTGGGAGGCTTCAGATGATTCTGGTTCCATTTGTTCGTGCAAATGTGTAGCATTGAGATTGCTATTAAGATGCACGATACTGAGATCAATAATCTTGGAACCATCATGAACGTGGTCATACGGAGGGCATACCACAGGTCTGAGAGGTTCATGGACCTTGAGTTGATTGTCACATATCTTCCCATCGGGGTGGAGAAGAAGATATCTACGTGTAAATTCCTGAGCATTAAGATTGGGCACAAGTTCAGGAGTGTGTAGAGAGAGCAGATAATTCAACTTGCAAATGCATACGGTGGGAGAACCGCACACAAGATCACGCATAACACGGGGGAGGTCACGTGCAATGCGCCACCCTGAGGGGGGTGGAACTATGTAGATTTCGATATGTTTTTCGAATCTACGGACATCATCAGCAGAGAGCTGATAGTCAGAGCGAAACTCATGGACAAAATCCAGGAGAAATTCCGGATCCATCCCAAGGTAAAGACCTTGGGAGTCCAGAAGCGAAGATATCAAGCCTTCCATCAAGTAAAAGGTGTGATATCAAGAGAAGGGGGAGGGGGCAGTGAAAGCTTTTCACAAACTATATAAAATGAACTGGTGTAATTCATGTATAGTTTGTGAAAAGGGACAGATTCATCTGCAATAGAGCTGTTTTGCAACTAAGTGTAAGATCAACCATTCACGGACTCATCTTACTTAACTTACGTCACTGCTGACGGAATAACAGATTCTGAATTGACTGTTTGTTTCCCCTTGCAGGGATAACAAGACACGCAAAAGCGCACTGGCTGCTGAAGGCATTGCTTGCAAGAGCAACGCCAACTGAGGGCCAGTAGTTGCGTCCGAACTTAATAACGCACCACTTTCAGAATTTTCTGAGCTTTGTACTCTATACATAGGTGAGTTTGTGTCAAATTCAAGCACACAAACAAACTTCTGTACGGGACAACGATATTCCTTACAGGCCGTGGTAACTTGCATACCACACAGAGCTTCGTGACTCATCTACATACGATGCAAGATGTTGTCATAAGTTTTACTGTCTTCCGGGTTTTGGACCGGAATCAGTTCGAGCGGAAATATTACAGGAGGGGGTAGGGGTGTAAAAGACAAATGCATCAGATGTCGAAATGTCAAATACATACAAACTGTAATTTAGATCCTAGAGATCGGTCAACTTAATACAACGATTCATACAACCTGCAGGAGGCAGTAGGAAATAGATAGATAGAATAAAGATAGATAGTGGATAGATAAAATTGAAAGAATTCACAGCGAATGAATTTTTGTTTTATTATATTTTATGAGAGACAGTTGGAAAGTAGGGGGGTAAAAGACACGGCACAAGATAGTGCACACGAACCAAAAACTAAGGTCCGAGACCAGGTAATCAATAAGAAGTGACTACCGAGTGACGTGATTAAAAGCAAGGATGGAGGGCAAGAGTTGCC